TTACCTTTTAAGGCATTACTATTTTTATCAATTGCATCAGTTTGTTCATTTTTAATTGAAGTTAAAGAAGAAGTTTCTTTTTTAAGATTAATGGTTTCATTTGCAATATCTTTAAGCCCTTCTTTTGTTGCTTTTTGTTTTTCTGCAAGGTCAACTTGAGCCATTCCTTCTTGCATTAAAGAATCTGATAAAGCCTTAACCTGATTCTTTAAAGCTTCTTTTTTATTTCCATATTCTTCAGATGTAAGTGCATTTTTTATTGTTTCTCTTCCATTTTCTATCATGGCATCAGAAGAATCTTTTAAAGACTGTGAAAATCCTTTTATATTGTTCCTTGTATTCTCAATTGATTGAGCCATATCTTTATCAAAAACACCAACCACATTTTGAATTGCTAATAAAAATACATCAAATCCAGAAATAACATTGTCAGTTATGTAAGAAACAAACTTATAAAAATAACCCGTTGCTATTTGAAGTCCACCACCAAGAATATCTAATGCTCTTTGTGTTTCTACAAAGCTATCTATTAAAAGATTTATTGATGGAATAACTAAATCTAAAGCAAATGCGGCAAATTGTTTTATATACCCATTGCATAAATCTTGATTTCTTGTATAGTAAACAATTCCAGCAACTAAAGCACCAAGAGCAACAACAACCGCCGTTATTGGCAAAGTCAGAACAGCCATAACGGTTGTAAAAGCGGTGGTCGCAATTGTGGCAATGTTTGTGGCTATTGTATAGGCACCCCATGCAATACTTGAAATATTAACTGCTAAGGCATGAGCAGCAAGAGCAACTCCTAATGTGCCTAAAAAAGAACCTAAAGCGATTATTTCCTCTTTATATGTGGAATAAATGTTTTTTATTGAATTTACCACTTCTCCAGAAGATTTAAATGCTTCATTTACAGTTTGTAAAGCACTTGATAAAATAGGAAGAATTGCCATTCCTATTTCTGTAAAAATAGCAGAAACATTTCCTTTTAAAAGATTCATTTGAAATTCAGCACTTTCAGTTATCTTGCTGAAGGCCTCTTCAGTAATGGCGCCAACATTCTTTGAGGATTCACCCATTTCTAGCATGTTTTTATTAAAAGTCTTTGCTTGCTCTCCCGTCAAACTTAAGACGGCTGAACCCGCTTCAACAGATCCAAATAGCTTTTGAAGTGAACTTGCGCTTCCATCTGTTGTTCCTTTTATTTTTGCAAGCACTCCAATAAGACCATCTTGTTTTAATGCTAAATCGATTGATCCAATACCAGCTTGTTTAAACGCTTCTGAAAGCTCTTCTGTAGGTTTTACAAGATTGGTCATTAAAGCTTTTAGTTGTGTTGTTGCAACATTTGTTGAAATACCAGCCGTGGTTAATGCTGACATTGAAGCAACAGTTTCCTGTAAGCTTATGCCTAAAGCATTTGCCGTTGAAGACACAAGACCAATGTTTCCAGATAATTCACCAACTGTTGTCTTTCCGTTCTTCATACCAATAAATAGTAAATCACTTATTCTTGTAGAATCACTTGCAGATAAACCAAATCCAGCTATTGCATTTGTCAAACCGTCAACGGAAATTTGAACATCAGTAACACCACCGATAGCAAGTTTATTGGCTGCAATCATTAGTTCTGTAGCATCAGAAGCACTTACTGCACCAGAAGATATTGCTTGATAATATGCTTTTGTCGTTGTAATGACATCAGCACCAAATTGTTTTTGAAAACTAAGCACTTCTTGAGTTAGTTTATTTTGACTTTCCGCTGTGGAATTATATAAAGTCGAAACTTCATTTAATGCGTATTGGAATTTCATTGCGCTACCAACAGTCGAATCAAATACACCTTGCATAGCTTGCATTGCTTTTCTAGCAAGTTCAAGACCTTGATTAAATCCAATCATCATATTAGCCATCACGCCTTGGCTTCTTGTTGCTTGCGCTCCAATAGCAGAAACCGCTTGAGTTAAATTTCGTGTGTTTGATTCCGCACCACTCGAATCCATTCGTATTCTAATATCTAAATCAGCCATAAAATGTACCTCCTTTTTTTATATTAACTTATTTTGTCTTCTTTTGCTTCTTGTTTTCTTCAATTTCTTTTTGTTGAAAAAAATCTTGTAAAACATCCTTAATTTCATACCATTTTGATGGTTGCTCTAAAGAACCACCATTAAAAGGCATAATTCCATTTTTATATGATGAGTAAGCTTCAAGAAATCCACCAATATTCATATCTAAAAAATTGCATGGGCATGTATAAAATTCAAAGTCTTTTATAGTAAGTATCTTTTTATCAAGTGTAGAGCCAAAACATCCATTTTTCTTCATAAAATTCTTTGCCACTTCTTTTTCCATTTTTGATTTAATTATCATATCTTCAAACTTTTGAGAACAATTTAACTTATCCATATAAAAAAGACTAGCTAATAATTGCAATCTTTCATATTGATTCAAAAAAATAACGTCACTTATTTTCATAATAAGCAACGTTAAAAAAGGGAAATCATAGATAGAATCTATAGTTTCTTGTATCAAGTTTTTTTTAGGAGGATAACGCCTTCAATGGGCAAACCAGTTGAAGGGTTAATAATTGAAGATGATGGCACTCTTTGCAGTAAAGAACCCGCAACGGTCACCACAGAATCAATTGTTTCAAGATTCATTAAATCATCTAAACAAGAATCCTTAATCAAACCACCATCAAATTCAAGTTCATAATTTGAACCATCTGAAAGTTGAATTCCTTCAACCTTTTTTAAACATGCTTTTAAGAGTTTCTTTGAAAACTCTAAAGCTTGTATTGCATTATTTTTAATATTTTGAGCTTCTTCAAATAATGTTTGCTTTTGTTGCATTGTTAATGGTGAAAAAGAAAAAATCATGTCATCAATAGCTACATTGATTAAATCGTTTGCCCTAAATAAAACAGCCATGTCGCCCTCCTAAAAAAAATTTAAACCGATGCTACAATAACATCAGTTGAATAAGTGTCACTATAACCAGCACTAAACTCAATAGCAATTGTTGCAATACCATCAGCATCAGCAATGGGCTTCGCAGTGATAATGCATTTTGGTATGAAAAACGCTACCAAATCTTTAATCTCTCCAGCTACGCCCGTTGGAATTCCAGCAAATCCGAACAAAGAAAATTCAGCATTTGTATTAAATTTAGAATAATACGCTATTGACGTTGTTTCTTGGTATGTTGTTAAAGAACCAGCCACTGCACGTTCTGTTACCCGTGTTGATATAATGCCATTTTCACTACATGTACTTGTAATTCTTCCAACTGTATTCTCTACAGAAAATCCAAGTTCAGTCACTGGAATGGCCACGCCGTCCAAATAAATACATGCGCCTAAAGCAATTGGAGGAGTTGCTGTATCATATGAAGCAGTTAAACCAGAAGGTAACAATGTTTCTTCATATGTAATACCATTCAATGCGAAATTAATTGTAGGAATTTGACCTACAGAAAAATTTTCCAATGCCATAGAAGCCACTAAATGTCCAGCACTTTGTATTTTTAATGCATCATCCAAATATGAAGTTACTGTTAAATATGGATGCCCACTATTAGAACCCTTGTAAACAGTGGCTTTTTCAATAACTACGGCATCAGAAAAAGCCGATGTTCCAGCTCTAAGAAGCGTTATTGTTGCATTTCCTAATGTGTTATCAATAGTTGATATTGGTGAAATGTGATATTCACCAGCTTCTTTTAAAAGCACAATATCGCCAACAGCAAATTTAGAAATGTCTGCATCTTCTATTTCTAGTATTGACGCAGTGTTTCCTGATTTTGTAGTTGTGGTTGTTGCAATTGTTTTTATAGAACCTAAAGCTGATTTATAAAGAAGACTTGCTTCTGTTTGACTTCCAGCTGTTCCATGTGCTTTCCATTCAATACCAATGGAGCCCGTTGCTGTTTTAATTCCTGTTCTTGGAATTTGTTTTGAAATTGAAGATGTTAGAACTGTACGTTCTACAAGTTCTTTTTCACCATTCAATTCAAATCCATCACTTAAAATAGCAACAGCTTGTGAACCTAATGTTGGTGCCACTGCTACCCCTTGTGTAGTTTCTTCTGTTAAATACACAACTCTTGATTTTGTTGTTGCAAAAGCCATAAAATTCCTCCTTAATTATAATACATCTCGATACAATAAAGTTATTGTACCAAAAAGAAAAATCGTTTTTGAATCCTCATCAAAGACAGGTTTTTCAACCTTGGCAAACTTGCATGAAATAATAGTGTTTGAAAGATTAAAACGAGATTTAATCATTTCCTTGTATATCAACATCCATTTATCCATCAAATCGAATACTTTTTCTTGTTTTTTATTATCATTTTGAGCTTCATGAACATACCTATCGCACAAAACAACCATAAAATCTTGTATATATGTAATTGCATTTGTTGTTCCATTTATTTCCTTTATCGAAAGAGGTGAAACACCATATTTCTTTTCTAACTTTGTATTATGATTTTTGTTTATGTCCCATACATGAGTAAGTTTTGAATAACCAGTTTGTAATAAAACAATATTTTCTAAAGCTTCAACAATATTTTTAATCATCTTATAAGCCTTCCTGTAAGAATTTGAGTCTTTTGTTTTTCAGGAATACCTGTTTGATTTTTATCAATTGTTAAAGTAAAAAGTTTTATTGATTCATCATACTTCTTAAAAAATGATTTTGATAATCTAAAAAACTTATCCTCATTATTATCAGACACCATCTCAAAAATGTTTGCTAATGTTAAACAAGTGGAAGCTTCTCTTATTTCTTGTATATCTAACAAATCAAACACAGTTATCCTCTTTTGATAATTTGTCTCAATACCTAAACGAACAAGTCTTGCGACAATTTCATTTCTTGCATTTTCAATTGCAACATGCAAAGAAGCTTTTCCAAGTAAAAAATCCTCATCATTTATTTGAGGATATTTTGCAGACAAATCATAAATGCTATTAAGCAACATGTTTATGGTGCATAAAGAAATATCAGAATCTCCAAACGGCGCTGAAATCTTTATCCAATATTTTTGAATGCCATATACAGAAAAAGTATTCACTCCAAGTTCTTCGTATTGAATAAAACCAGATTTTGAAAAACCTCTTGTTTCATCAAAAACGTTTGGAATAACATGCATTCCAGATGTGGTTGAATGCTGAAATATTAAATTCATAGAAGATAAAGAAGGTGTTTTTAAATGTACATAGAAATTTCGTATTGGTTTTGTAAAACCAACATAAATGTCTATAGTATTATCAAACGTAAAAGAAAAATCATTTTCTTCTTTAAATTGATTTAAAAAAAGAGTTTTGTCCTCATAAATATCAAGAACATTATCATAAAATAAGATTGTAAGTTTTTCTTTTAAATCTAGCATTTAAAAAACCTCCATAAAAAAGAGCATCCTGATAAGAACGCTCTTGAGCGACACCTATCAAGCACCAGTTGCATTAATAAGGATAGCACGCTTTCCAGTGTCCAACATTTTAAGACCATAGATAGTCTCTAAAAGATATTCACGACTAGAGTTTTGAAGCTTTCGATCATTTTCCCATGTCATTGCCAACTGTCTTGCAAATGCACAATGGGAGCGATGATAAAAGAGAACTTCATCAGCTGTTACGGCATTTGTCATAAGAACACGGAAACCAAAAATTAATCCAATTTCACCATTCATAAGAACAGTATTTGAGCCATATTTTTCTGCACTTCTAAAGTTATCAAGATTTAGTAAATCTTCTTCTTGTTCAGGATTGATAATCATGAAACGGTCCATCATTGGAACTTTTGCAATGTTTAAAAGCTTTCTCGCACCAGTGATATCTTCTAATGACAATGTTGTTCCAGATTTAAATGCAACACGATGGTCTGGAGTAGTAGCTGAAACCACTTTCATAGCAGTATATAAAGCCGTCTCCAAATCAAATGTCAAATCTTCCGTTGCACGCTCTAAAATAGCCGCTTCTTGGTCAACAACACTTTGGATATTGGCAATGTTTTCCATCTCAACATAAACGCCTTTATGCAAATTCAACAATAAATCATCAGTCGTCCATGTTAAAGTTTGTCCCGTATAAGGCGTGTTTGCAACTTTTGTTTCCGCACCAACACTCAAAGAACCCGCACGACCAACTTCAACTTGCTTTGCTCCAGGAACAACATCAGAAGTTCTATCTATAATTGTTGGTAAAATCACCGCATTGTTCTTCAAGTATGTTTGAACATATTGAGAAACAACATCAATAGCAACCGCTGAAGTGTTTGACACTGTAATATTAGCCATTTTTACTTCTCCTTCTTAACTTTCTTGTACATTTCTAACAATTGAGCAGGAGTCATATTCTTTATGTCCTGCAAGCCTAAATTAACATCATTAGCCTTTTGTATAGGCAATGATTTGTTAGAAGACTTGTTCCCACTAGGAATATCTTCTTTAGATTCTTTTTTTGGTAGCAATTCTGGATTCTCCTCTTTGAATTTATTAACAACATTTTCCAATGTTATTTTATCAATAAATCCATCAGTATCTAAAGAAATATCATCAAAATCAACAAAGGAAAGAAATTTTGGCTTGATAGGAAAGCCGAGAGCTTCTTTAAATTCACGTTCCTTCAAAGAGTTGACAAACTTCTTCTCAAGGAGCTTTACTCTTTCTTGCTCTTTTTTAATTTCAGTATCTTTTCTTTCTGCTATCTCTTTCCACTTTTGTTGCTCTTTAAGTTTTACTTCCTCTTCCTCACGGGCCTTTTCCTCAATAAGCTTTTGTTTTTCTTCAAGTTCACGCATACGAACTTGATTTTCTTTTAACTGCTTTAAGAGTTTTTGGTGTGTTTCATATGAAACTTTATCCTCCTTTGGAGTAGGATTCATATCCCCTTCTTGTAGAATATTTTCAGAATTGCCGCTCATAAGAATCTCCTTTAAAAAAATGGCTACTAGCCGTAATAAAAACTGCACTACAGTCCTTCTTCTCTTATTTAATCATATTAAAAAATGTCTTGCAAGCTATCAATTGAAATTTTCTAAAAGGTATTTATCAAAAGCTTCTTCTAAAAGAAGTTTTACCCTCTTTTGATCTAAATTTGAAAGAAAGAAGAATGGTCTTTGCGGTCTATTGTCATATCCTGCATGAGCCCATTGGGCCTTTTCTAATGCCTTTTCATTGTTAAATTTTAAAATAACACCATTTCTTGAAATTTCATAATCAATTGATGAAAGCATTTGCCCCGTTAAAGTTAAATGAGAAAGTCTTGTTCTTGCTAATCCCCACATTATAGACTGTAAGTGTGATTCTCTCATTCTTATATAGTTTGGAGATAAAGGTGCTAGTTTACTTTTTACCGAACCCATTGCAGAAACACCATCACCTAAACGAGTTCTGTTTTGAATAGATGAAACCATCTCATCACCTATTTGATTAAGAACCTCATTATTTATGACATTTTCAACCATTTTTGAGAACCTATCATTAAAAGCTTCAATTTCCATTTTTATTGTCTCCTAAAAAGCAAATGATATTGTTGCAATTCTTCTCATTAAGAAGTTGTAACCTTCTTTATTTTTAACTTCCCAAGAATTAGGAATCCATAATCCCTTTGCAGTGCCCTCAAGAAATGCTATTGGTTCTTGAACGGGTGAAACACTAGCATTATCATGCTCAAGAAAAAAATTTGTACAATCCCAAAAATCCTGATAGGATAAGTTTAAAGATTTATATAAATTAAATATGTTTACACCCCACATAGCATTTTTTGACATCTCTTTTGCTTTAACTTTATATTTTAATAAATCTTCATCAGATGGTTCCTTTTTTGTGTATTTAAAATAAGTGTCTTCTTTAATCCATGCAACTAACTCACTCTCTGGCATTTGATAACCTTTTGTTTCAATAGTCTCTTTTTTTTCTTCTTTTTTTTGTGCTTCCGTCTTTTCTTTTTGAATAGCTTCTTGTTCTTTTTGTACCCTTTCAAACCATTCATCTAATCCATCTTTTTTCTTTTTTGTGGGTGCTTTTTCTTTTTTTGGTTTGGTTTCTTTTTGAGGCATTCCAATAAGTTTTGCTTCAAGATTTTTGGCAAATGTTTCAAATTCTTTGGCTTTTTGTGGTTTTGGGAAGGAATTAAGAATTGTCATTAAATGATTATCGGGCAAGCCAAGAAAGTCACGAACTGGAAGAGACCCATTTCGACCGCCACCATTTATATGACCATGTGCTTTAGCAGCTTGTTCCATAGACTCGAAACCGAACGTTAAAATGCCATCTTTGTTGTCTAATAAGGACAAATCAGAAAGCATTTCACCAGTCATTCTCAATGTGACACGTTGCCCTTTTCCTGTTATTTTAAAAGCCCATGAAGCAATATAAGCAGTTGAGTATGGAACAAAAGGGTTCCCATATTTATCATATCCATTGATAGTATTTTCTGTTATTTTTTTTATTATTGCACGACCAATTCTTTCACGAGTTGATATTGGATAACCCTTCGGAATCGTTATAATTATCTGTGCTTTCTTTCGATAATCGTTCATTTTTAATCTCCTTAATAAGCATTTCAATTTCGTCATCAGACATATCAGGATAAATTTCTTTTAAGGCCATACGCACAGTCATAAAATTATTATATATTTTTGTAATAATATTCTCAAGTTTTTCTTTTGATGTTTCAATAACAACTGGTTTTCTATAAAAAATAATTGTTGGTAAAAAGTCTTCTTCAAGATAATCAATGTTTATTTTTGTTTCAATGAATTTTGAGTTATACATTTTTCTAACTAAATTCCATAACTTGTCTTCTGCATCTTTGAACAAAATTGTGTCTTGGTCAACAATATCATTAACATCTGCATTATCAATTGCTTTTGAAATTCCGGACATTGTGTCACCTGAATATGATTGTCTTAAAGCATCTGTCTTTATGTTCTTTGTGTCAAGCCACAAAGTAAATTCATGATTTACCGTTGCGATCATCTTTTCAGAATCAACACTTGGATTAATCGTACCAATTATGGGTTTATCCCCATCTTGTCCATTTGAAGAGAAAGACCAAAAAGCATTAGGAGTCATACTTAAATTAGAAGCATCCACGTTCACACCATAAACAATGGAATGGCTTTGAAATCTTAGTGCGAAGTTCAAATCTGTGAGCATCAAAGGAAGTAACAAACACATATGTAAAGTGTCAGCATCTTCAAAAGGTTTTAAAAGATACTCATTTTTATTTATATAAACAAAAGGAATCTCACCAAGGAAATGATCGCCTGATGAATAAATATCACCACCAGTATTACATTCAAGCCATGATTCATTATCATAAACGATAAAACGTGAATAAATATTCATTTCATTTCGTTCATTTAAAATCTTATCCTCACCAATAAACTTGATGAAATGTGTCATTTTTGTTTTATCATATTTATTATTTGAGTATGGCAAGAATTGATGTGCTGGAATAACACGGATTTCATTCATTCCATCAATAAATACGGGTTCAATTGCAACACAATTAGAAATGTTCATTAATTCATTAGCATTTTTCATCTTTTGAGTTATTCTTAAATTAATTTCCATCTCATCAAAAATTTCTTGATAATGTTCTTTATCAGAATATAAAAGCTTTCTTGCTACTTTTGCATTATATACTTTAGATAGTTTTTGAACAACTTTTGTTAAAATGTTTGTTGTGTTAAGTCTTGCCTTAATTTCTTCCCTTGTTAAAGCGCTTTTTGTTTCGTTATCAATAGCTTGACAAAGGTAATAGCATAGGTTTCCATTATATATTTCAAATAAGGTTCTATTTACCTTCAAGTATTCCGCATGCTCACCAATATAAGCATTTATATTACTTAGCTCGCTTTTTAACTGTTCTACGCTCATTTTTTAACTCCTTTTGTTCTGCCTTTTTTATGATTAATTCTTCCTTATAGCATTCAAAAGCTTTTATTCTTTTAAATTTACCAATAAGTTCTGTTAAAATATTTTGAGGGAATTTTGTGGTTCCCTCTTTTATTTCGTTGTTCTCAAATGTTATTTTATAAAAAAACATTTTTCCTCCTATAAAAATATTGTATCGGATTTTCTCTCTCTTTTCAATGGGAAATAATGCCAAACAGCATATCCAAGAGCATCACTTATGTGTGACAATGTCGCATCCTTATTATCTTTTAAAAGCTTTTCAAGGTCCTTTATCAGCATTTTACATCTTGGATGGATAATGATTCTTTTTTGTTCTAGCAAGGCATTCACGGCATTGTATCTATCACCGACGCTTGGATTTCTAAATCGAACCACATTTAAACCAGCTTCTCTTAAAAGCTGATGGTCAGTTTTTAAAGATGATGTTCTCCTTGAATCACCAGTACTGTCTGCTATTATATCTAGTTTTTGATAGTATGGAATCATTTCCTTTATCACTTCTCTAAGAGCATAAGTGTTACTGTTTTGAAGATAAATTTCATCTTGTACATATAACTTGTCACCTTCTTGAAATCCTATTACACCACACATTGGGTTTACATTGAAGTCATTACCAACAAACGTTGGTTGTTTGTCATTAAATGCTAAAACATTCTTTTCACGTCTAAACATATAGTATATTTGTTGAGCATTTGATTCAAAGAATTTTCCATGTAGTTCTTGTTTTTGAAGTTCACTATCATATGAATCTTCTAGCATTTTAATATAAGAGTCAGGCAAGTGCTTATTTTCATATGTTGAGGTATAAATGATATTTCTATTAAGATTACAATCTTCAATCCAATATTTATAAGCATGATTAAGACCATTTGGGGTAAATACTGTTTTTAAACGTAAAGAACCATTCTTATTTCTTAAACGTCCTAAAAATGTTTTAAAAGAAGACTCTTCCCAATAACTCATTTCCTCAATATAAAGAGAGCCATATTCGACTGAACGTACTTTATCAGACATATCTTGGCTTCTTAAATGAATTAAAGTTTTTTCTTTATTTTTTAACTGTAAATTTAAATCACTTTTATTCAAAGAATATTTAATGTTACACATATTTAAGAAGTATTCAATATAAGGCAGTGTTACATCTTTCAGTTGTCTTACAGATAATGCGCTAGCGCAATGAATTGCATTCGGGTATATTAAAACCTCATTAAAAATAAAAGAAGCATTTAATATAAAGGATTTTCCGCCCCCTAACCCACTGGTAAGAGCAGTTTGTTGTGCATTTGAAGTAAAAAATTCATGTTGTTTTTTATTTAATTTAATATCAAAATTAATCATAATACCTCTTTTATAAAAAAGACAACGATTGGAATTGAACCAATATAAAACAGTTTTGCAAACTGCTACTTAAACCATTCAGTCACGTTGTCATATAAAGAGAAGTTATTCAAGCCCTATGTTAATTGTCACACTTTCATTAACATTTTGATTTTCGGCATCAATAACATGTTCTTCAATGTAAAGGACTTTCTCTTTTAATGATATTGATTCCTCATTGGAATAGCCACAAATTTTTCTTGCCTTCTCAAAAGAAAAACCAGCGAGCATAAGTCTTTCAACGTTTTTATGATTTTTCTTCCTATGCTCTTTAATTATATACATTTCTATTTCTTCTTTTTAGGTTTTTTATCATTTTTGACAACCTTATTTCCCTTGTCCTTTTTAAGAGGCTTTGGCATATCTTTTTTTTCAATAAACTTGATAGCATTAGACGGCCGAAATTTTAAACGACTTCCTTCTTTT